ATGGGGCGGAACCACAGGTGCGGTGACTCTCAATGTGGGAGAAGGTACAGGTATTGATGTAACCGCAGACGCTGTTGCTGTCGATGTATCTGATTTTATGACCAATGGTGCTAACAATCGAATCGTGACTGCAACAGGCACCGATGCAATGAATGCCGAAACAAATTTAACTTTTGATGGATCGACTTTAGCAGTTACTGGCGGTGCTACTTTTACAGCCAATGTTGCCTTAGGAGATTTAGACCGTATCTTAATGGGTCCAACAGGCGAATATCAAATTTATCACGATCATTCGAATGGTGTATCTGTTATTAAAGATGCCGATGTTGGTGGAAAGATTAATGTTGAAGCAGATAATATCGATTTAACAGGTGCTGTTGTTGGCACTTCTACTGTTAACGCTTCAACCTTCAATGGTTCAGGTGCAGGTTTGACAAGTCTAAATGCAAGTAATTTGTCTTCTGGAACTATTCCAGATGCTCGTTTCCCTGCAACTATTCCTTCTTCTAGTGGTGCTAACTTAACCAATTTAAATGCTTCCAATGTGTCTTCTGGCACATTACCTAATGCAAGACTTTCTGCTATTCCTAATTCAGTTTTAGACAACTCTTCTATCACGATTAATGGCTCAGGCGTATCGCTCGGTGGTTCAATTAGTGTTGGAGATATCACAGGAGTCACTGCTGGCAATGGTTTAACAGGTGGTGGTACAACGGGTGCAGTCACTTTAAACGTAGGTCCAGGAACAGGTATCGATGTTGCTGCTGATACAGTTTCTGTTGACGTATCTGACTTTATGTCTAATGGTGTCAATAACCGAGTTTTAACTGCCACAGGTGCAGATGCAATGAACGCTGAATCTGGTTTAACTTATGATGGTTCTACTTTAGCAGTGACAGGTGTTGTTACAGAAACATCAAGTATTGATTATAAGGAAAATGTAAAACCCTTAGAGTTTAATGATGCGATCTACAATGTAAACGCAGTGAGATATGATTTTAAAGATGGTTCACAAAAAGATGAAGTCGGTGTGATTGCGGAAGAATTATACAAGGTATTACCAGATTTGGTCACAACAAAAGACGGTAAACCCGAAGCAGTGAAATATACAAAAATGACGATGTATCTCTTAGAAGCCTTGAAAAAACAAAATCAAGAAATACAATTATTAAAGGAAAAATTAAATGGCTAGTACCTATTCAAGTAGTTTAAAATTAGAGTTAATGGAGACAGGGGCAAATGCCAATACCTGGGGAAATAACACTAATACCAATTTACAAACAGTCGATGCTTTTACAGCAGGATTTTTATCAAAGTCTGTTGCAGGATCTTCTAATGTCACTCTAACAACAAACAATGCAGATCCCACTGCGGAAGCTTCTAATAAAGTAATCGATTTAAATGGAACACTCACAGGAAATATTTATGTTTTTATTCCTGCCGTAGAAAACAATTATGTTGTCTATAATAATACATCAGGTGCTTTTTCTGTTACTGTTGCAGCGACAGGACACGATGCCAATGGTGTCGCAGTAACACAAGGTTCTTATTCTTATTTATACTGTGATGGTGCTTCTAATTATAATGTCAAAAACATTTTCTCTGATCTAGCATTAGAGGATGTCACTTTATCAGGCAACTTAACAGTTACAGGAGATGTAACTGCTTCTGCTAACGTCACGGTGACAGGTACAATGACCGCAGACACTGTCGTAGAGACATCCAGTATTGCTTATAAAGAAAATATTCGTAGCCTTGATGCTACAACAGACGCTATTCTATCCATGGATCCTGTTATTTATGATAGGAAAGATGGTAGTCAAAAAAATGAAGTAGGCTTAATCGCTGAGGAAGTCTACAAAATCGCACCTGAATTGGTGCATCTAAAAGATGGAAATCCTGAAGGTATTAAATATACTAAATTAGCAGTGTATCTTTTACATGCGATTAAGGATTTGAAAAAAGACTTAGATATGTTAAAAAATAGGTAGGTAAAACACATGGCAAATTTAACATCAACTACAATTACAGGAACACTCAACACAACCAGTACAATCACTGGCCCTGCGTCAGGAGCCTCTGCTCTTAACGCTTCTAACGTTTCTTCGGGAACACTAGCTTCTGATAGATTACCCACTGTGCCCACAACAAAAGGGGGCACAGGATTAACATCTCTAGGTTCTGCTGGACAAGTTATTCAAGTTAATTCTGGAGCAAGTGGTCTTGAATTTGGTACTCCCGCAGGAGGTCTTACAAATTTTCAAACACGAGCTTTCACTTCATCAACAACTTATACTCCAACTTCAGGCACTTCATTTATAAGAGTGTATTGTGTAGGAGGCGGAGGAGGTGGTGCTGGTAGTAATCCGCAGTCTCAAGCAGCTTTCGTAGGTGGTGGTGGTCTGGGAGGAAATACTGGTATTAGAGATTACGATGCTACAGAATTAGGAGCTAGTGCTTCAATTACGATAGGTAGTGGTGGTTCTGGTGGTTCAGGTCAAGGTACAGGTGGTACAGGAGGTACAACTTCTTTTAATCCCGCAGGAACAGGCGTTACATTATCTGCTGGTGGGGGAGTAGGTGCTTTCGGTGTTGGAAATACTAGCGAACCATCAATGTTTGACACTAGGTCAACAAGCACAACAAACGCTACTTACGTTATCCCAGGTGGATACCCATCCGAGGGCGGAAGACGTACAAGATATACAGACAGATATTTCTATAGTGGCTCGGGAGGCGATAGTGCCTTTGGTTTTGGTGGTGCTTATAATAACATACGCGACGGGGCTCAAATTTCTGCAAACGGAAACACTGGCCAAAACGGAGGTGGAGGTGGTGGAGCACTAAATTCTAATTTTTCTCAAAATAGAACAGGTGGTGCTGGTGGAGCAGGAATCGTAGTAATAGAGGAATATCAGTAATGGCTAAAGTATGTATTTTAAATTCTACAACTAACATTGTAGAGAATGTTTGCGAAGTAGAAGATATAAATAATGTTCCTTCATTCTTAATTGATGAAGGTCAAGTCTTAGCAACTGATCATACAGGAGAGCTTGATGATGTTTGGGATGGCAGTTCTTACACAAATCCTAATCATATAGACAATAGAACTGATGAAGAAAAATGGGCAAGTATAAGAGACAGAAGAAACAGTTTATTAGCAGAAACAGATTTCTATGCTTTATCAGATGTAACGATGAGCACAGAAATGACTACTTATCGACAAGCTTTAAGAGATTTACCCTCAACACAATCGGATCCAGATAATATAACTTGGCCTACAAAACCATAAGCTTTGATTACTAAAACGATATACAATTTTTTTGATCCTTTTTATGTAGATTCTATTTATAACGAGTGTAAAAAACTAAAGTTTTATTCTTCAGAAGAATACAAAGAAAAATTCGATCCAACTAGTAATTGGCCAGGTCAGAGAACAGAAACTCTTATAAGGTCTAATCCTATCTTATACTTTTATATTTCTTCTATATTAAAAAATCAAAATATTCATTTTGAAAGTTATCGAGATGTTTTTAGTGGGTGTCACATAAGATATGGGGAAGATGAAAAAAAAGATTGGGTTCATACAGATCCAACTGATACTATTTTAATTTATTTATCTCCAACTAATTTAGAATCAGGAACTAAATTCTATGCTGATGATTGTAAAACTGAAATCTTATGTTCAAAATTTATTCAAAACACTGCTGTTTTATTTTCACAGGGACTAGCACATGGATCATTTGGAAATCATGGAGATAACATAGATAACGGAAGAATGACGATTAATATCTTTTTATTTAAATAATGCAAGAAAGAACCATATTTAAAGAATCAATATTTATTAATCAATACGAGGGTGATTCTGATGTAATTCAAAGTCATGTAGATCACATAGTGAAGTTTGATAAAGGCAGAGTAATAAGTAATCAAGGAGGATATCAAAGCAACGATATTACTTTTGGGTTCCAAGATTTAATATCTTTTGCTTTAGAAAGTTTAGCTTCGATAGGTGAAGAAACAAAACTAGAAAATTTTTGGCTTAATATAAATAAAGGAAGTGACTACAATCATCCTCATATTCACGATGTCTCTTATTGGTCAGCCGTATATTATCATAAAGTTTGTTGTGAAAAAGCTACGCTAAACTTTCATCATTTAGTTCCTACGATATATAGCCAACGTTATAGTTATATTCCTAAAGAAAAAAATATTGTATTTTTTAAAGGAGCAGTTGCTCATTCTGTTAGTCCATGTAATGAACAAAATCATGAAAGAATTTCTATCGCATTTAATTTTTTACGTATAAAAAAGGAGAAAATAGATGATTAAACCAGAAGAACTCAAAGACAAGAATTTTAAAATATTTTTAGGAATGCCTATGTATGGTGGAATGCTCACAGAAAACACGATGCATGGATTATTACAATTACAACAATGGTCCATGGCCCGTGGTGTAGGATTACGGATGCAATCGATGGGTAACGAAAGTCTCATTACTCGAGCAAGAAATACAATTGTTTCGATGATGATGGATGCTACAGATTACGTAGCGACTCACTTATTATTTATTGATTCTGATATTGGCTTTCAATCTCAAAACATAGAACGCATGCTTTGTTTTGATAAGGATGTAGTCTGTGGTATTTACCCAAGAAAACATATTCACTTCGAAAAAATACCTCAAATATTAAAAGATAATCCTAACGCAACTCCTGAGGAAATAGAAATAAAGACACTTGGTTATAATTTAAACTTTGATGATCCTCAAAATGTTCGAATGGAAAATGGTTTTTGTAAGGTACAAGAAGCAGCGACAGGGATGATGTTGGTTAAAAGAGAAGTCTTTCGCACCATGATGAAAAAGTTTCCCGAGCGTAAATATCAATCCGATCAAATTATTAATGGCAACCACTTTAGTTCTGATAACTGCTATGATTTATTCTGTGCAGGGATCTACGAAACAAGTCCAGGAAAGAAAAGATACTTATCGGAAGACTACTACTTTTCTCGATTATGGTTAGAATGTGGTGGTGATATTTGGGCTGATGTAGCGATGCCTTTAACTCACTTTGGAAATAGAGCTTTTAAAGGTCATGTTGGCTCTTTATTTGCTAAAAAAGATGATGTAAAGTAGGCGTCATGCCACTTACAAATTTTACAATAAAACCAGGCATTAATAAAGAAGTTACCGATTACACGGGTCAAGGACAATGGGTTGACTCGGATAATGTACGCTTTTTTAATGGCCTTCCCCAAAAAATTAAAGGTTGGGACAAGTTTGTTGAAACCACGATTGTCGGTGTGGTACGAGATCAACATGCTTGGATTTCTTTAGATGGCACAAGATATGATGCCTTTGGCACTGATCGAAAATTATATGTTTACGAAGAAGGATTAATTTTTGATATTACTCCGATTCGAGCAACCGAAGCTTTAACTGATCCTTTTACCACGAATGGTACAGCTACTGTTTTAGTCACTGATGCAGGACACGGTTGTGAAGCAGGTAGCTTTGTGACCTTTGATTCTTTTTCTACAATTGACGGACTTGATATGAATCAAGAGTTTGAAGTAACTTCGGTTGTTAATACTTCGGCTTATACAGTGACTCATACTTCTACTGCAAGTGGTTCAACCGCAGGCGGTGGTGGGACAGGTAATGCAGAATATCAAATTAATCCTGGCCCGGCTTTCTCAACTTCTGCTTATGGTTGGGGAACTGATGGTTATGGTTTAGGGGGTTGGGGAGAACCTTCCACAGTTTCTAACGTAACCTTAGAAGCAAGACAATGGTCACTCGATAACTTTGGTGAAGACTTAATTGCGACTCAATTAAACGGTGGTACCTATCGTTGGGATACCTCTGCTGGTACTTCAACAAGAGCTGCGATTGTAGCGAATGCTCCGACAACTTCACGACTCAGTTTAGTTTCTTCCCCTGATCGACATTTAATTTTATTTGGAACAGAAACCATTATAGGTGATCCTGCAAAACAAGATGATTTATTTCTTCGATTCTCGGATCAAGAAGATATTAACAACTATACTCCCACCGCAGAAAATACAGCAGGTTCTTTAAGGATTGCCGACGGATCACGGATCTTGGCTGCTGAACGCTCGAGAGGTCAAACATTAGTTTGGA